GATAAAATGGTTATTTCAATTCCTGATTATCGATTAGAAGAGGCGGCAATGCAGATCGATAAGTTCCAGAACCATATTGAAGATGTTAAAGCTGGACGTGTTGAGCCAGCAAGATGTGGTAAATGTGATTATTGTAAGTCAACCGCAAAACTAGGAAAGATTGTCAGCATGGATGACTTAATAGAATAGAAAAGGGGAGGTAGAAATGGCTGATATTCCAAAAGATTGGTATGAACATGCTCTAACGGTTGATGTTAAAAAGGACATTAATTCGAATGAGAGAATAAAAAGCATTTCTAAACCGTATTATAAATCGTTTGTTCGTTTTGCTGCACGGCAACGAATTAATTACGTAAATGATATTGAAGCCGAATGGTCGGAGTATTACGAAAAGTATATTAAGAATAGATTGTCAGATATTGATATTGATTCTTGGAAAAGACTGAGTCATCAGGTGCTTGAACGTGATCATTATACCTGTTTCTACTGTGACCAAACAGGTGGAATTTTAGAAGTTGATCATATGACTCCCGTTTCAAGGGGCGGCGAAAGTACACTAGATAATTTAGTAACGGCGTGTCGTCATTGTAATAGACAAAAGCGTGATAAAACAGTTGCTGAATATTTGAAATGGAAGGATGAACATGAATAATTACTTCTCCCATGACAGTAATGCCAGAAATTCTAGCAAAATGTTACAAGTTCGTATGAAATATGGTGCTGAAGGTTACGGAATTTATTTTATGCTTCTTGAACGGCTTCGTGATGAAGATGACTACAAGAGTGTCAAAGATTATAACGCAATAGCCTTTGACCTTCGTGTTGACGCTTCGATTATAAAAGCGGTTGTTGAAGATTTTGGGTTATTTGTCTTTACCGATGATGGTAAGTACTTCTACTCTGAAGGATTCAACAAAAGAATGGCCTTTAAGGACGAAAAAAGTAAACGACGATCTGAGGCTGGCAAAAAGGGTGCGCAAAAGCGATGGGCTAATAAAGATCCACGTGAAAACGATAGCAATTCTATGGCAAAGCCATCAGATCAAAATAGCAATACTAAAGCAATGCCACTTCATACGGATAGCAAGGAAAGTAAAGTAAATAAAAGTAAAGTAAATAAAAGTAAAGTAAATAAAAGTAATAAAGATAGTCACGACTCGAAACCCGCAAAGCGTGTTTACGACCCGGACGATATTAATTTGAAACTAGCCAATTACTTGCTAACTAAGATACGTGAACGTAACTCTAGCATCTATCCGACTGATTCCAAGAACCCACCTGATACACAGAAATGGGCTAATGACATCAGACTAATGCACGAACGTGATGCACGTTCTTACGACGATATCAAACGAATTATTGAATGGTGTCAACAAGACAGTTTTTGGCAGAACAATATCTTATCTGCTTCAAAACTTAGAAAGCAGTTTGGCAAGTTGATAGATAAAGCAGACGCACCAAATAATTTTAATGGCAACAAGGGTGGTAGAAAACCACTCTATGACTTGCCGTACTAGGGGGTAGCTATGGAATCAATGTTTGGATTGGATAAAGTTTCCCGTGAAATAGCCTTAAAACACGGTGTTGACTATTCAGGAATTGACTTCAAAAAAGTTATTTCTGAGCGTGATAAACGAGAACAGCAACGATCTATCGAATTCACTAAAAAAAATATTCAAGTTAAGCGTGAGGGAATATTTAGAAGCTCTTTAGTGAGTGATTTCAGCGACCTACAATACAATTTTGCAGATTTTAGGACTGATACACCTAATCAAGCAAGTGAGCTTAAACAGGCTAAGAATATTGCTAATAGGATCTATGTCGGTGAAACAGGTAACTTTCTTTTTACTGGTGAGCCAGGACTTGGTAAATCTATGTTGGCTGTTAGTATTTTGAACGGTTTGAATAGCCAAGATACCACATTATCATGCTACTTCTTGAGTTTTGCGATGTTCGTTAATAACTCACAAATGGCGTTTGAAGATAAGTTCTTACAACAAGACAACTACAAGGTTGAAGAGTGTGTTAAGAACTGTGACGTGCTTGTCATTGACGATTTGGGCAGCGAATCATCGTTAAGATCCGAAATGAATGAAGCAACTAACTATGCTCAACGAATCTTATTTCGCTTTGCAGATTATCGAAAAAATAAAACAAATATCATCACCACAAACAATACAGGGCGTGAGCTACAACAGCTTTACGATCCCAAAATTATTAGTCGCTTAATGACAAAAAAAGCCGCTAACACAATTAAATTTAGCGGTGGCGACATGAGAAATAATTAGGAGAAATTAAAATGCTAAAACAAAAAAATATGGAATTAACACCGGAACTAAAAATGCTTCTACTTCCTACAAGTCGAAGCTATTCACGTGACAGCATCGATAACTTGAATCAAACGTTGATTGTTGCCAGTGATGTTGCTGAATCAGCTTATAGCCAATTATATGGCACTCTTGAGAATCTAACAGCCTTAGACGATGAATGCTCAATTTATCAAGGCAATGTAGAACTTAATAACGATATCATTTTAGCTGCTTCGTTGATTAATCATATTCAAAGACGTATTGATAAAAAGCTTGTTGATGCTAATCCACATATTTTGGACGTGCAACTTGACTAATCAACTGAAATTAGTGATTGACGGTGAACCAGTACCCGCCTCACGTCCTCGTTTTAGCTCACTAGGTGGCAAGAAGCGGGGATATACAGACAAAAAATATCGGATTTACAAAAACGGAATCAAAACGCTGTACTGGGATAAGTATCATAACAAACAGCTTTTCAAAAAAGGTGTTCCTCTGGTTGCACATATTCGATTTTACAGAAGAATCCAAAAAGGATTATCCAAAGCAGAGCATAAGAGGCGTGCTAATCATGAGGTAAAGCCGACTGTGAAGCCCGACTTGGACAACTATGAAAAAGCTATTTTTGATGGCTTAGCAAAGGCTTGGTTCGATGATGGGCAAATTTGGAAACACGACACTGAAAAGAATTACGACGAGCACCCACGTACTGAAATTCTGATTGAGGAGTGGACGAAATGAACGATTTAGTAATTATGAAAGATCAGCAAGCAGTAACTAGCAGTTTACAAGTAGCAGAGACATTTAATAAAAACCATCGAGACATATTAAGAGCAATTGATGATTTAGAAAAAGATGTGCGCAATTTTGCGCAGATGTTTTCAATAACAGATTTGCCTGATACATACGGTAGAAAACGAAGAGCGTTTTACATGAATCGAGACGGTTTCACATTACTTGCAATGGGGTTCACAGGTAAGAAAGCATTGAAATTCAAAACGCAATATATCGAAGCCTTTAACAATATGGAAAATGAGTTGAAACAAGGATATTCCACCAAAAATGTTGGTGGCTATCAAGTACCTGATGATTACAGAGGAGCTCTACTTTTAGCCGCTGATCTTCAAGAGCAAGTTGATACTATGAAGCCCAAGGCTAGTTATTATGATCAGTTAATTGCTAATAAGTCATTGATGGTCACAACCGCTATTGCTAAAGATTACGGAATGAGTGCGAAGGAATTTAACAAGGTGCTTCATAAGTTGAAAGTTCAATATAAGCTTGGTGGCCAATGGTTCTTATATTCAAAATATCATAACCGTGGTTGGACAAGTTCAGCTACTCGGATTGTTGACGGTACGCCTAGAATTACAACCAAATGGACACAAAAAGGCCGAGTGGGTCTATACAGACTACTTAAGAAGCATGACATTGTTCCTATGATTGAAAAATTAGATATTAGAACTGTAGTTATTGGAGGACAAAGATGAAATTAATTGTGTGTCAAAACTGGTTACAAGAGCATTACCCACATCTTTTAGGATCTGTTAATTTTGGAGATTTGAATACTGAGATATCTGAAGATGATTTTAGAGATTTCAAGAAACAAATGCGCAAAGTTGGAAATATGGATTATAAATTTATAAGCAGAAGAGATTATGAAAAATTAGCCAAAAAGGCAAAGAGGTTGCATAGATGATTAATCGAGTAGTTTTAGTAGGACGTTTGACACGTGATTCAGAACTTAGATACACCACTAGTGGTAATGCAGTTTCTCAATTCAATCTGGCTGTAAACAGACAATTTACTAATTCTCAAGGTGAACGTGAAGCCGATTTTATAAATTGTGTCATTTGGAGGAAAGCTGCCGAGAATTTCACTAATTTCACTCATAAAGGTTCCCTTGTAGGAATCGATGGACGAGTTCAAACACGTAACTACGAGAATCAACAAGACCAGCGTGTGTATGTCACTGAAGTAGTTGTTGAAAATTTCTCACTTTTGGAAAGTAGAAGCGATGCAAACAATCAACAGCAAAATTCCAGTAGTACCAATGACTACAGCCATCAACCGCCGAAAAAAAGTAGAAACGATGCAGCAAATGCAAAAAGTGATGTAGCAAATTCAAGGAGTGGTGATCCATTTGCTAATAACAGCAAACCAATAGATATTTCAGATGACGATTTACCATTTTAAATAAGGCGGTG